GCTGTTGCGCAATTTCCAAGAAACTAAGTTAGTTGAGTATCAAAAACATTTAAAACAAGCGGAGTTGTTAATTGCTCAAGGCGAGCGTTTGGATGATTTAGACAATCAGTTATTGCGCACAATGCAGGACACAAACAAAAGTATCCGCGACAGCGCAGAAAAACTACGCAATGAATTGGCTCCGCTTAAAACAGCTATCAAGCACATTAAAGATTCGGCACGTAAAAACAAAAAAGAAACGCCGTTGATGCGGCAGATCAAAGCGATTGAAGCTAAAGCAGATAAAGCACGTAGTGCCTATCGTCAGCGTGTGGAGGAGATGTACGACACCGCGTACAAAAACATGGACGATGCGTTGGCGGAGATTCTTGACCCTGAGATTGCCAAAGCCCAAGCAGGTCTGAAGAAGGCGGCTGAGACGCTCAAGAAAGAAAAGGCAGAACTCGAACGCGTACAACAGAAAGTTAAAGACGTACTTGCGCAACCAAGTGGCAAAGACAGAATGTTGTTGGCTACGTACGAGCAATTCCGCTACGAAGAAAAGAAGTCTGTTATTGAAGACTTGGAAAACAAAATCCAAGAGCAAGAGAAAGACTTGAGCGACATGATGGAGACACGGGAAGAGGCACACGACACTGCCGCCGCAGTTCTTCAAGCCGTGTCAGACAAGAAGACGCAAAACATATTTGAAAAAGTTGTTGCGCTGGAAACTCAACTCGCCACATTGCGGGGCGAGGAAGTTACGGCTACAGCAGGCGTTACGTACAAGTATCCGTTTGCACAGCAAAAACTTGGTAACGATTTAAAAGCGGCGCGAGCGCAACTGGAAGCCAGCAGGAAAGAACAAAAGGCCACTGACGACAAAATTAAATCGAGTAAAGAACAAGTTAAAAAGCAGACTGCGGAGTTTGGCGTTTCTGTAACACGTCGCCAACTCAACAAAAAAGAACGCGAAGAATTAGCAAAAGCCGAAACCGATTTAGTTGTTGCAGAGAAAAAGCAAACTGAATTACGCAAACAACTTGACGGCAAACTAACTAAGCCAGAAAGAAAAGCGCTTGAGGCTGACCTCGACCAAACAGAGTTGGCAATCAATCAGTTGCTCAATACTAGATTGCGTTTACAAACGCAGATTAAACCGCTTGGGTTTGGGCGTCTTGAAAAGTACACAGACGTAGATGCACTTTTGGAACAGCAAGAACTTGATAAGCTATCTAAACAATCAAGACAACAAACTGATCAAGCAGATGACGCACGGCGCAGAGCAGAGATTAAAGAACTGCAACTACAACAGATTGACGAAGAGATTGGTGACTTAGTTGCCGAACTTGGTGCGTATGACCAATTACCCAATGACATAAATACATTACGTCAGCTTTCTGAAGACGAGAACACACGTCCAAAACAACGCAACGAAGCGATTGCAAAGTTGGGTGTGCTACAAAACATTGAGTCTTTGGAAGCCCAACGAGACACTGTTGAGGAAGGTAAGCCGCGTAGAAAACAAGCGGCAGCTACTACAGAAACATCTTTGGCACAGTCTGCACGCAAAGCGTTTAGGACAGGCGATGTAGAAGCGCAAATAGAACGCGAGTATCAACAGATGTCTCGTGAAGATCAACGCATGGCAAACCTTGCCGCTCAAGAAGCGCGTGGTAAGAAAGCAGAAGCAGCGCCTAAGCCGAGCACTCGCGTGCAAGGAAAAACATTTAATCAAGACGTTGGTTTGTTTGAAGATGAAATTGCACAGTCTTTGTCTGATACGTTGGACAATTTGTTTGCGGAGCCAAAACGTGTGCCTGCAACTTTAGCGCCTCGTGCAACACCCGTACCTGCCAACCGTGCAATGCCTGCACGTAAACCTGTAAATATTAACCCACAAGACTTTACGTCAGAGCAATCTGCTAAAGCACTGGATACGACTTTTGATGAGACTGCCCCATTCCACGGAATGACGTTTGCCCAAGCAGCTAAGTATGGCGCTGAGCGGACAACTTCTCCGCAAGTGCGTGCACTATTTGAAAAACTGGGTGAAGTGTTTGCTTCCGCTCCAGACGCTGGTGGTGGCGGTCGTGTGTATGCAGTTAACGGCCCCATTCGCCAACGCTACGGCGGTATGTACAACAACAGATACGACGTTGTTTACACCCGAGCACCATCAAAATTTGCCAAAAATGCAAACAAAATTTTGTTGCATGAGTTAACACACGCGGCTACAAGCCGCGCTATGCAATTAAATCCTGAGTTACGAGAGCAAGTAGAGGCATTACGTAAGCAAGTAGTTGACTGGTTAGAAACACCACAAGGGCGTGCTTACTACCGTCAACACAGTATGAACCTTGGTCGTAACAGACAATCAATCTACGGACTTACAAACGCAGATGAGTTTTTGGCGGAGTTGTATTCCGACCGCGATTTCCAAAAGATGTTAGTGGAGATACCGTCGACAAAACCACGCAAGAGTATTTTTACGCGCTTTGTTGAGTTAATGACAAAGTTTTTTGACATGCCTGCTAAAGCGGCGCAGTCGGTATTTGCCGAAGCCGTGGCGCTATCTGAGGACATCTTAGCAACTACTAAGTCAGAAATTTACGAAAGCAATACGCCGTTACAAGAATTTAAAGATCAAGCACTCCCATACGTGTCGCCTGAGTACGTTAACGATGAGATGCGTGCCGTTGGTGCGTTGGCAGACAAGTTTGTCGCTAAGCAAAAGAATATTAAACAACGTGTGCAAGCCGCGTCAGGTGGTTTCCTTGGATTGGAGACACAACTTGTAGATCGTTTTGCTGGGTTTGAGCGCCTGTCTAAAGTTATGGATGCGCTCAAAGGTAGTCAGATGATGTACTACTTGCGTATGTTTGACCAGCGTATGAACTTTGTTTCTCAGGCTGTTGCGCATGGAGCGCTTAAACGCGTAGAGAAAACCCGTGCCGACGGCTCTAAAGAGTACATCATTGAGAGCAACGAAGGCGCTAGTGTCCGTGGCGTAGTGGAGACTTTGCGGGATGCCAAACAGTATGTGGGTAATGGTGAAGCGGTTAATCGTTTGTTCACCATGTACATGTCAGGTATTCGCGCTAAAAACAAAGGTTTTCAGTCGCTTAATTTTGGCGAAGAGGTGTCTGAAGCCGACCTTAAAGAAGCGATGCGTGCTGTTGAGGGCAACAAAGAACTTAAAACCATTTTTGATGACGCCCGTAAACAGTACAACGAATACAACCGCGACATGTTGCAGTTTGTTGCCGACAGTGGAGCCATATCTGATGCCACACGCAAAGCGTTGATACAAGAGGACGACTACATCCCTTGGTATCGTGAGCGCAATGGTGTTGCAGAACTTGTTATTGGTAAGGAAGCACCTATCCGTATTGGTAGCATTGCCGAGCAACCATACCTGCATGAGTTAGTTGGCGGTGATAGACCTATTCTGGACTTCATGACCAGCGCTGTGCAGAACACCAACATGCTTGCTGACATGGGACTGCGTAACACCGCGACTAAAAACGCTGTGTTTGAGTTGGTCGACATGAAGTTGGCAAAGATTGTTGGCGCGTCTTCTGGACCGAACATAGTTAAGTTTAAGAAAGACGGCAAGGACATGTACGCCAGCATTGAGACTGATAGTGCAGGCATCCCAGCCGACATACTTGTTAAAGGTATGGAGGGTATCCCCACACAGATGCCAGCCATATGGCGTCTCATGGCTATGCCAGCGCAGTTCTTACGCAAAGCCGTTACCCTAAGTCCTCTATACGCGGCGCGTCAGTTGTTTCGTGATTCTTTGGCGGCACCTATCTTGTCTGGCGCTAATTTTGTTCCTGTGTTTGGCGCACTCAAAGAGATTAACAGCGCAACCAAGAAGACGTTGGAGCGACGTGGTGTTACTGGCGGTCAGATATTTACTGGCACATCAGAGGACTTGAGCAAGATTCTGCGTGACATAACTGACGGCAAGCCCGGCTGGATGAACTTGTTGGCTAAGGCTGAAGCGTTGAACATGGAGGCAGACGCCACCACTCGTCGCGCACAGTACAACAGTTACATTGAACAAGGGCTATCCGAGATGGAGGCTACGCTGATGGCGTTAGAGTCCATGAACTTTAACAAGCGCGGCGCATCTCCTAGCGTGCATATTGCCGGTGCTTTGATTCCGTTCTTTAACGCACAAATTCAAGCGCTCAACGTGTTGTACAAAGCGTTCACAGGCAAGATGCCGTTTAACGAACGCCTCAAGATACAAAGAAAGCTGTTGGAGCGTGGCGGTTTGTTGGCAGGTGCTACTCTGGCGTATGCCGCAATGATGCAGGACGACGAAGCCTACAAGAACGCCACACCTGAGCAGAAGTATGGCAACTGGTTTGTACGCATCCCCGGAGTTGACGAACCTATTCGTATCCCTGTGCCGTTTGAGATTGGCTACATATTCAAAGCCATTCCAGAAGCGCTGTATAACTCTATGGTGAACGAGCACGGCGACGAAGAAGCGGTCAAGGCGTTTAAGCAAATCTTGTTGCAGACAATTCCCGGAGGTACTTCGTATGGCATACCGCAGGCGGCGAAGCCTTTGATCGAATACGGATTGGGCAAGTCGTTCTACACGGGGCGTGAGATTTTGTCTGCGCATGAGAAGAGCTTGTTGCCAGAAGAACAGTTCCGCGCTAACACTTCCGAAGCCGCCAAACTGATTGGTAAAGCGGTTGGCACTTCTCCTATCATGTTGGAGGAGTTAGTCAAGGGGTATACCGGCACGATGGGACTAGCGTTCCTTCAAGCGGTCAGCGTGGGCATACCAAAAGGCAATACGCCAGAACAAGCCGCCGCAAGATTGTCCGACATGCCTTTGGTTGGCGGAGCCTTCCAGCCTAACGACGCAGGGGGAATCATCAACGCGACCTACGATCGTTTCGAGAATGCTATCAAACTTCAGCGTACGGTTGACAGCATGTTTAACGAGGGGCGTACAGCCGAGGCCAAGGCGTTGCTACAAGGAAACGTCAACGAGTACATGGCGGGAGAAATGGGCGACTTCTTTGCAAACCAAATGAAAGAACTCACGCAGTTTGAAAAAGCCGTACAGGCTATGAACCTTACTCCAGAAGAGAAGCGTCGTCGTCTGACAGATATTCGGAAACTGAAGACGTCCGTAGCCGAGTCAAGCCGCCGGGCAGTCGACAAAATCTCACCCCAATAAGGCCGTTGTAGATACCCACAGTGGCTTTCATCTTGTAGCGGTACTGGAGCGCGGCGGACATGCCGCGCTCCCTAATCCCATCTACGTCTAGCCCCGCGACAAAGAAGCAATCATGTGGCTTTAGGTTGTCCAACGGATAAATTAACTTCATCTACGATGTCCGATCTACAACTTATGTGCATGACGTTGACCCGCATACTTGGGCCGTTTGTCCGCGCCAGCATATCTTTCTTGACGTAGTGCACGGTGAACAACTGCTCCAACTGTTCGCAGAAATCGTCATACCCGTAACTCATGTTGACGCAGTGTTGTTTGAGCAACTGCTCCTCGATGTAGTACTCGATGTACCCCGGAGTTAAGAGATCATGCTCTACCCTGCCCAGCACCTTCGTCTTCGTGATCGACTTGTCAATCGTCTCTCCGCTACCCCATGAGGCAAGGATGCGCTTCTCTTCGTTGCGCTTGATGATGACGAAGCCGCCGTAGTTGTTGCCGGTGTAGGCGTTGAGTACGTCCTCGGCTGTACGGATGTTGCTCTTGAACTTGGCACGGGCGTTAGCCACCACCTTCTTCAAAGACTCAATGATGCCCTCGATCGGCAACTCAATAATGTTGGCGTACTTCGGTCCAAGCAATATGGCGGCAGCCACGGTAACTGTGCACCCAGCGTGCCAGTAACGCTCCAAGTCAGCAAACTCCATCATCTCCTTAAGCCGTGCGTCAACCTTAGCCAGCATTCTCTTGGCAACGTCTTGGTGAGTGACTAGCCAACGAACCCAAGCCTCTCCAGCCACGCCATAGTTCTGCTTCAAACCTTTAAGTTTCTCGCGTTCTTCTGCCGTCCACTTGAGTTCTTCTGTCGGGTTCCACTCCAGCATGCGGTTTAACTCGCCGTTGGAACTGAAAGTCCTAGCCCCCGCCATGTAGTCAAGCAACTGCACATTGGAAGTCATCGTGCCCGTAGCCGCCCACACGCTGTGGTTGATACGCTCCTTGTTAGAGCCAGCCTCCATCCGCTCCTTGCCCAAACCCTCGGCATAGTCGAAGATGAAAGTTGGTGCCCACTCCATGTCTGCACGGCTCCGGCTGGTGATCTCATCAATCAGCAAAGGCAAGCTGTTCAGTAAGCCAGCGCGTTGCATCATGGCTACGGGGGATGTACTTTTACCTGTGCGGTAGCGCACGGGGTGACCCCACACGCCAGCCTTGGCACTCAAGGTTAGGGACTTACCCGTACCGGATTGGCGTGAGCCGATGTGCCACATGAAGCCCTCGTACTCGGTGAACTTCATCAGGGTTGAGCCAAACGAATCAGCACAAGATGCCAGCGTGTCGTACATCTTCTTGGTCTTGAAGACCTCCCAGACCTCGCGCCACTCATCGAGCGTGCCTTTGCTGTTGGTGTTGCGGTTGATGTTCTCAAGCCCCGGCATGGGGATACGAGTCTCGCGTCCGTCTTTGGTGAACACGCGGTTGTTGTAGACGAATGACATGTCCTCTTGCCAGCCACATTGGAACGGTACGACGATAGCCTTCTTCTCCATCGACGCTTTCTCTACGCTTGCCAGCACGTAGTCGTACAGGTTCTTTTGATGGAAGCCACCAGCCACGATATTCTGACTAGCCAGCCATTTGAGAGTCTCGTCCTTACTCACGATTGATCGCTGTGGGAAGTTGAGCGTTATCACGCCCTCGGGGCGTACAGCCGCCATGTGAATCAAATGGTCGTTCTCTTGCTTGAGCAAGTCAACCACAAACAAGTCGTAGCCAAGTAGTTGTACCTCTTTGGTTATCTTCTTGCCCTCGGCATCCTTCTCCTCAAGCGTGCGGTAGATGCCACCATTCTTGCCGTAACTAAAGCCGCGTGGAGGCACGGGGCGGGTGATGGTTGGCGCTGTGTCCTTGACGCCTTCGTCGTCAAAGTCCTCATTAAAGTCCTCGTCGATCGATTCTGGCTCAGGCGTAAACGTCTCAAGCAAGATGGTCTTCTCGGTGTTGTCGACTTGAATCTCACGCCCAAGGATGAGCGGGTTGGTTATCTTGCCCCAGTGTGGGCACTTAGGGCAAACCCCTAGATTCTCCCTGTCTATCTTGGCACAGGCGTAAGGTCCTTTGATCTCAGATAACTTCTGGTGCATGCGCTCCAACGGGTATGGGTGCATGTTGCTCAACTCGATCGCATGCTCCATGCCGTCTGCGCACTTCTGCGTCCATGACAGGATGCCTCGCCACACCGGCTCTTTGCCGTCTTCTGTGGCTGTCGCTATGTAGTCGTCGATCTGACCGCAACCCTTAGCGCGGATGTTGGCAAACAACGTGATGCTGTTCTCCACCAGTTTGACTTGGTTGGCATCAGGCTTACGGCTCGGGCGTGTGCCCTCAATCTGCTCACTTGGTGTGGGCATGACAGGGGCTACGAGGTTGCCATACAAGACCTTGGAGAAGTCCTCCAGATTAAAGACATCGCCCTCTTGCAGTATGCGCACAGGGCGAGGCGTCGTGTACTTCTTCTTAAAGTTAGTTGTCTCAGGCACCCGTAGGATACGGGCTAGGTCAGCGGACACAGTCTCGTCTATCTTGAACCCTTCTTGCTTGCATAGTTCCTTTAGGTTCTCTGCAAGAGGTTGCCAAATAGATGCGGGTAGGGAGTCCACCAAAGGCCAGTAGACATGTAGTCCACCGCCAGAGTCCACCACCCAAGGGTTGCCGAGTTTGTTAAACCCAGTCTTGTCCAAGAACGCGTCCAGCGCTAGTGCCGCTTCCTTCTTGCTGGCATAGCCGTCCAAGTCCACAAAGAACGATCGAACGAACTGGGCGTTAACCGTGCCGCGCTTCTCGTCGAATGTGGAGACTGCGTAGAAGCAGTCATAGTTCAGTTTATGCCAAGCGTCTACCTTGGCAACGATGTCAGCAAGGTTGTCTGCATAGAAGTGTTCCTTCTTTTTTGTGAGTTCTACCGCGCAATAGAGGCCTTCGCCAGAGGACGGCAGAACCACCGCTAGAAAATCAGCGGGTGTCATGTGTATCCTTTGGTTATTGGTTGGCTACTGCTACGCCAGCGGCAAAGCCTTCTTCAAACGCGCTCTCATACATTTTGTTTTGTGCGCTGAGAAGCGTGTCGTTCTGATCTATCAAGACTGCCATGCGTTGTAGCAACACGTTGCCCCAAGACTCAGACAGACCTTTAGGGTTTTCCAGTAGCGCGTAGCGTAATAGCTCATTGTCAGTCAGGGTTTCAGGTCGAAGGTTTTGCATGTTGATCTCCACGCCACGTCAGCATTAGGCGAAGTTTTGAGTATAGAGAGAAGCGCCTCGACTACGGGTCGATACGCCACGAAGACCTCACCCCCCGCGAACCAGTTGTAGACTGACTGGCGCGATGCACCAGTAGCCTTAGCAATCTTAGTCACGGGAAAATCAAGGTGTACCGCCCAACGCCCAAGTTGGTTTCCCAAAGTCTTAGGCGCTTTCTTAACGGTGTCTATGATTTGCGGTGAGTAAGCCATTACTCGTTCTCGTCCCAATCATCAACCATAGCGGCTAGGTTGCTTTTCTTGGCGGGTACAGCGTTTGGCTTCTTCTCTTCCTTACGAACAACTGGCTCTTCGTCGCTTTCCTCCACTGGATCAGGTTTTTTCTTTGCCTTTGGAGCAGGGGCGGGGGCTTCTTCCTCCACAGGAGCGGCTACGGCAGGAGCAGACTTAGCGAACGTCATGGTGACAGCACGCTTGGCTTCGGGCGTATTGCCTTTGGCTTGGCAAGTCTCGTTCTCATCTTCAGTCAACCAACGCATAGTCTTGAAGAACAACTTGGGTGACTCAGACTTGGTGTCGAAGCGCATACGGGTGATGACCTCGCTTGGGTCAATGTTCTGCGCAGTCAACCAACGAGCATACGCCTGAAGTGGGCGGTTCTCTCCGTCTTCCTTACCAAACACAGATGTGGCAGGGGCGGTCAACTGGAGAACATCTCCGTCCATATCATTAGCCAACACTACGGCAAGACGTTGTTGGTAACGGCAAGCACGGCTATTACCTTGACCAGAGCCAGCGACGTTCTTTTCGCACGCAGCACAGGTAGATGCTTGTGGGTTCTCTGCATCAGGTGCGGGCTTGTCACCATCTTGTGAGTAGCAGTCAGGTGAACTGCTTGCGCCGTCATAGGACTTGGCGTACCACACACGGCTTACTTTAGGTGCGGCGTTCACGATCACCACGTCGAGGTAGCGTTCTTCAATCGCGGCAACTTCTTTGCCACTGGCGATCAAACGAAACACACCGCCCTTGATGGAGATGTTCTTACCGCCAGCACCTGCACCACCACCGGCTAGGGCTTTGGCTACGGCAGACAACTGACCGCGATTCTTTGCGAAGGCGGGGACTTGGGATGGGTTAAATACAGCAACATTGCTCATTGTTTTTTCTCCTAAAACTACTTGGTTGGTTTACGAACTGAAATGCCATACTCGGTCATCGAGTTAAGGCCGGGGGGTACAACTCCGGGGTTCTCTTCTAAGAAGCGTTTCATGTTGAGTTGCGATATGCGTTGTTGAACTAAGTCAAGCGCGTCGTACTGCTTCATGAACTCTTTGAACGAGTCCCAGTCTTGTGTGTTGTAGTTTGTCGTTGTCGACAAGACTACTGTGCCTTGGTCTGTGCGTACAGACTTCACACCAAGTTTCAACATCTGATCTTTGAGTGCGATCTTTACGACATCTTGTTGCGCCTTAATGGCTTCAACCTCTGTCTCGTACTCTCGGGTCAACTGCTGAATCTTAGTAGCCATCTTGCGGTAGACCTTGGCTAACTTATCCATCGGCACAGAGGCGATCTCCTCTGCATCGAGCGAGGGCTTTGCCTCGACTTCATCATCTATTTCTGTCATTTTGCTTCTCCTGTTATTTGTCTAGTGTTTGACATCATACACACAGTTTTGTCCAATGCAACTCCTTTCTTTAAAAATATTTTTAACCTCGCATTTCTTCTGCGAACATGTCAGTCAAAAGAATACTGTCGTTAACTTTTGTGTTCATTGCCTTGAATAGTTTTTTCTCTATCGGGCTTGACTCAATGTGTACCACAGTAACTTTGTCGGAATCTTGACCTTTACGATCGGCGCGTGCTATGCACTGCACATACTGCTCAACAGACATCAATGGACCGAAGAACACAACTGTGTCAGCGGCAGTTAGGGTAATCCCGTGTGCCGTTGCTTGTGGTTGCAACACCAGTACGCGTATGTTGTCGGTAGTCTGAAAGTCGTTGATGATCTGCCCGCGCTTAGTAGCAGTCACGTCGCCGTGTATCTGTCCTACGCCATAGCCTTGCTTGGTTAGGTGCGTGACGATGGTGTCGATGCTTGAGCGAAACAGAGCAAAGATGATCACCTTACGGCTAGTCTCTTCTAGTATCTCGCAGAGCACATTCAATCTTGGCGCGGCATCGAACTCAACAACCTCCCTATCGTCTGTGTACGCGGCACCACAACTGATCTGCAACAACTTACTCACCACCACACCCGCGTTGACTGCGCTGATAGTTTCACCCGCCGCTTGTGCAAGCATCTGCTCTTTGAGCAGTCGGTAGTATTTGTTTTGTTGCGGTGTCATAGGCACCTCACGCGTCACCGTGATCACAGGGGGCAAGTCAAGGCATTGTGCTTTTGTGTAGCGTATTGCTGGTTGAAGTGCCATGAACACTTTTTCTCTTGCGTCTGGCTTTGGTGCCCACTTGAACATGGTGATCTTGTTCATGACTTTGTCGCGCCATGCAGTTTGAAACTTAGGCACACCATTTGGATTAACTAAGCGTGCAAGACCATACGCATCCACTGGTGACTGCGAAGCAGGAGTGCCCGTCATCATCCACAGGTATGTCTCAGGCTTGATGATTGACGCTAAGGCTTTCCATCTGCGTGTGCTTGGGTTCTTGTATGCGTTGGCTTCATCGACGATCACTAAGTCAAAGCGCCCATCGTTGTTGATCTCATTTGCAATCAAGTTCAAGCCGTCGTAGTTGGCGATAACGATCTCGTACTTTTGCTGAATCATCTCAATGCGACGTGATGACTGCGCGTGATGCGCCACAACTGCTGAACGATGGATGATGCTGTTGCCTATGTCTCCCATCCAAGCGCTGTGCATGATTGATAGCGGACACAAGATAAGCACACGACGAACGTCACCACGATTCATTAGGTAGTCTGCCGCCCATAGCGCAGATAAAGTTTTCCCAGTGCCGGGGTCATTGAAGCAGAACGCTCTGCGATTCATTGTCAGGAAAGCAGACGTCTCGATCTGATGCGCCATAGGCTTGTAACGCCCTGCCCATGTGTAGCGCCTAGTGATAGGTGAGGGCACATTCTTCACACCAAGGTTCTTCAGTACGCGCACCTCATCAAGTCCCCAGTACACAGCAACCTCATAGATGCCGTTCTCTTCACCAACAACTTTGTGCTTGGGTATGACGTTGAACTTGTGTGGGTTACGTGTGCGTAACAGCAACGCCTTGTCTTCAATGATTTCCATTACGCGTCCTCCCTCAACCGAGCCCAAGGTGTGTTTTCTCTGTCGTACGTTTCCATCTTGTAATTTAGGTGCAAACGCGCAGATGCTTCGGGCCAAAAGTCATCATCGAGATCAGAGACGTCCACCCATGTATCGCCATACTTTGCTTGCCACAAATTAACAAGTTGCGACAAAGATATTGACCATGCCTCGTGTTTGTTTGGATTAAATTCTGGTTTCTGTGGTGCTGACTGCATACGCGCTTTGGGTTTCATTGCTAACAATTTCTCCTTCATCTGCCGTTGAAAATCTTCGTGCATCAACTCTTGTTCTTTCATCTTCATTTGCTTCTCCTTTATTTATTCCGGTTTTCTACATACGTATCGCGCTCTATCGGTTAGATAGTGTTGCTCTAGTTCGCCCATTTGTTTGAGTCTTTTGTAAGCAATAGCGAAGAACTCGTCCTTCTCAATATCTTCTAAGTCAATCCATTCATTACCATAACGCGTTAGCCAGAGATTAAGAAGCGTAGCGACGGGTGTTTTAAACGCTTCATGCTCCTTAATCTCTATGCAGTTTGTTTGTACCTCGGGCCAACGATTTACTTGGTGAATCTGGCTACTTGATGCTGTGGTCAGACTTCCTAGCGAAACTCCTGTTAGCGCTTGCGGACTTAACGCGGAGATTGCTTTTTGTAGTTGCGCCTCCTTTTGAGAGCGGCTTCTTGTGGTCGACATCTTTTCCATCTCCTTTATGTACTTTTCCTTCTTTCATTAACAGTGCTCGGGCTTTGTTGCGTTCTGAACGCTTTTTAATAATGTCTGGTCGCTGTTCGTATTTTGCGTAGGACGGGCGGTCTTCGGGGTTTTTATAAGGCATGAGTGTTCCTTTATCTAACTTGGTTAACTTTGGCTAGGTCTTGAAGTCCGTCGACCACCCGACTAGGTTGGTCTTTGACGTTCTTCATACGCATCACATCATAAGACAGACGCAACGCCATTACTGCCGCACATTCGGGGTGAAACCATACAGTGGTAAACCCGTCCACCCATCCGTTTGGAAATGCTTCCCGAAAGATAGGGTTTGTAGACTGGGACATCTGTCCGTGTCCACTGTGCTCGATGCCGTGTTGGTCTTCTCTAACTTCTCCGTGGCAGATGTGGCACAGCGTAGGCGTCATCTGATACTCGTTCGGTGTGTAAAGGCTCACTACTTCTCCTAATGTTTTGGGTGAAACTCGCATGTCCTCACAGGGCACCATCCGCACAAGGGCGTCTGGTTTGGATTCCATACGTCGTTGCTGAATGATGCCTCAAGTCGGGCATACCTCTCTCGGTACTTCCACCACTCCGCTTCGGCTTGCTCACGCATCATCTGCGCACGCACCATGTCGTTCTTCACGAGAAACAACAGTGCTGAGTTCACCTTGCGGATATGAGGGAAGTATTGAAACACCATCAAAGACATCAGCGTTAGCTGTTCTCTGTCTGGGTATTTGTTGTTACCTGTTTTGTAGTCGACTATCCACGCAGTCAAGTTCTCATCATCAACGATTAGTAAGTCTGCAATGCCACGCACCCACACGTTCTTGTCTTTCCATCCCACGATGTTCAAGTCAATGTCCAGTGCCATCTCATACTCGGCAATCACACGTCCCTCTTTCTTTAGCAACGCATCAACGATAGGTTGAAACTGCGAGTGCTCAGGCGGTATTGGTTTCCCATCACGCACATAGAGTTCTAACGACTCGTGGACTTGGTTGCCGTAACGCGTTGCCTCAGTCTGTGTGAACGGGTAGTTCTTTAAGACCTTGACCTCGTGATAGCGCCTAGCACAGCCCTCAAAGTCTTTGAGGGAGGAGTGTGACCATGCGGACTTTTTCATAGTTTGGCTGTGTTGATAGCGTGCGATAAATGGTTTGCAAACTTAGTAACGAACGACTCGTTGTCGCGTAGCGGGTGACTCATCTCATGCAGTATGCCGTGCGTTAACTCGTGCCAGAATGTGTCGCTTACCTCTTCATCAGAGAACTTGATGTGCACCTCAGTGCCGTTACCGCGCTTGTATGTGGCGTGCGTAACGATCTTCATGACGTCATTGTTGTAGTCAATCTGACCCATCTGTTTGCCGTTGATGAGGTTATCATTCATCTGCACCGTGTAGGTCTTGCGACCAATGGTAATTTCTTTTGGTATCTTCATTGTTTTGCTTCTCCGTATCTACGATGGGCGCCACCGTCAGCGTCTAATGGGATGCCTCGCATATAACTCGGCTCCATAGTCATTTGCGCCAAGACCCAAGTCTTAGCGTGTTCTACTTCTTCGTCAGGCACAAGCGCAATCAGTTCATCATGCACAGTACCTACGATTGGGTATTTCTTTGCTACCCTTAACATGCCGTCCGTCATGACAATACGCGCCAACGCTTGTGTTACGTTGTTCGTGATCTTGCCAGCGTACAGTTTAGTTGCGTCTTCTCCATACACCCACTGCTTCTTACCTTCTTCGTCCTTGACTTGACGCAGATTAGGGTACAGCAAAGACATGCCGTTTGGTAATTCTATCGCACCCTTTTTAAATGTCAAACACTTATATGTGTGCTCGTGTCCTTCTACCAAAGACGTTACCAACAACTCCGAACACATGCTCCAGAACCCCACCACAGGGTAGGCCGTAGCCCTGTAGGTGTCTATGATTCTCTTTGCGGCAACCGCATGGTCTAGCAGTTCGTTGACAGTACAGGTGTGCGGTATGCCTAACAACTTAGACTCGTTGTCGTACCACTCCACAAACCTGTGGACGTAGTCTTTGTCTACGCCTAGTTGCCTAGCAAAGTCTCTCTTGTACATGACCGGCGGAGCACCAAGGAAACCTGTCAGCAGTTGTGATGCGAACGACGCCCAACCAAGCCCGTAGCCACAACCAAGTAGCGCTGACTTCGCAGACTGCCGTAGATCAGGATGCGTTTCTTTTGTGAGATTGGATATGTTAAACATCTGAGCACCGAACGCGGCATAAGGGTCACTACCCTTGCGGAAGATGTCGAGCATGTCTTCGTAGTCTGAAAGCCACGCAAGTACTCGCGGTTCAATCTGTGAGAGGTCACCGACTACAAGTTGATAGCCTTCAGGAGCCATGATCGCTTTGCGTAGGAATGAGCCACGCTTGAGGTTTTGCATGTTGATTGCGGAGCCCTTGCTTGCAGTCCAGCGTCCGGTCTGCGCCCCGTAATAAGACAGAGGTACGGGTAACTTTCCTCGCTGACTAATTTCATAGAAGCGTGTTGCTCTCGTGCGCTCTGTTGTTGACTTAACTTTAAGACGAGCCTCACAAAGAAGCCTGACCTCTTCGACTGGGCTGTTGAGGAGTTGCTGAAAGAGCGCGTCATTCTTCGCCAACGCAAGTGTCTGCTTGCCAGTGGTTTTACTTGTCTTTGTCGGTGCCGCAACGCCGAGGGTCGTAAGTAGTTGGGCAAACTTTGGATTGGAAGAGAGGTCAGCGTCTGTAATGTTAAGGCGTTGAAGTAGTTGTTCACGTTCTATTTTCTCCCTGTCTATCGCAGCTTGTAGCATGGTTGGGTCAAGTTCTAACTGAGGACGTGTGTACATCTTCAGCGTCATGTCAATCAAACGCAGTTCGGATTTCGGATAGCCTTCAATGAATCGTTTGAATATTTCTTCGCACAGGTACACGTCATGCGCACAGTACTTGGCGAGTTCTCGTTCGATCTTGGGCGAGATTTCATCCAAGCCGTCGGTGCTATGTACGGCAGTTCCCTTAGGTTGCAACCCGAAGTCTTGCGCCAGTTTTCCGAGGGAATTACCAACCTCCACGCCTCGTAGAGCGCGCCCCATCGATAGCGTATCGAAGATGAATGCGGGACGGGCGTTGTATCTCCACTCCATAATGGATACATCGAACTGTGCGTTGTGCGCAAGCACTGCGGTTCGTCCCCAGTCGACTCCAGAAAAGAACTCAGGTAAGTCTCTTCCGCTAATCCATCTAATATCGTCTCCGCTTCCGTATACATGGACACAAGCGCCGAACGCAATGAACTTTTTATCACGAATGTACTCCTCGGTTGTTAACTTCGATAGCGTGTAGTCTTTCTTAGACCAACGCGTCTCAAAGTCGATGGTTAATATTTGATCGTAGGGTTTCAATTAAATCTCTCCTTGGCTGGCGCATCTTCTAAGTTAGCCGCCATGAATGTCTCTGTCAAACAACTCAGCATAAAGGCGGCATCCATCTCATTGCAGTTAAGGGTGAGCACCTCAGCACGAGGGTCATCGTCTTTGCCAAGCACGAGCACAGCATGACGTGTCTCATCTATACAGCACTCGACTAACCCCTCAATGGCTTTGCGTAGGTGCTCACGTTGGTCTGCACTAAGTTTGTCTATCTTGGCGTTGAAGTCAATCGCCTCCTTGGTCATTTCTTTTGTATTTCGCATATCAGTTCCTCTAGTTCGTTAATGTTGAGTTCGTTTACAACGATGGTTAATCCTCCGCTTTCTCTAATGCGTTGTAGGTTGTGTTCTTGTAGTGCTGTTGTCTTTCCCTTGCCTGCCTTGGCTTCGATGCCAATGAACTTACCTTCACAGCAAGCAAGAAAGTCTGGTACACCTGACGCCCCGTAGCCCGTGCCGATTGGCATCGCGTAGTACACGCGTGTCGTGTCTAGTATCTTCCTGATTTGTTTCTTAACTTTGGCTTCGGGTGTCATGTGTTTCCTTAAATGGTGAGGGGGGAATGTAGATTCCACGCCCCCTCAGTCGTGGCGTCGAGCGGGGAGTATAGGCAGTTCTCTTCGTGTCGGGGACCTATACCTCCCAGCAAAACATGTTCGCATCTACAAGGCTTGCATGCGTTGCTTTCATGAATACCCCGACTTTATATTGGTGCGTCTTCGAATTCGTGACGTCTTTGTTTAGTAAATTCTTGCGTTACTTTTTCTAACAGCTTTGGGTCGGCTCGCTCGAAAGGATTCCAATCGTTCTTGGTTATTAGCGAGATGGTTTCTTCGTTCTTCATCAATTGCCTCTTGCGGGACAATGACTTCTTGGGTTGTAAATCTGTGTTCATTAGCGCACTCTCTCCTTCTGGTGTAACCAAACGTGGGTGATTTGGTTGTTTGTTTCACAAGTGTCCATGCCCCACACTCAGGACATTTCATTCGTCACTACTCAGCATAAATATTGCGACGCCAACAAGCACTACGATTGCTCCGCCCATGACAAGTAGCATTACTGCCCATGCGATTGTTTCAAGCATTGTTCTTCTCCTTGAGTTCTTCTTCCAGTGTGAGTTTTACTTTGGCTTCTATGTATTCGCGTTCAGTTAACCCAAACCTAGCCGCAGACTTTAATTCTGCGTCAAACACAATGATTGTGATTGGCTCTTTGCCTTCTCTCTTAATGACAACTTCTTTCATGTGTTGCGCTTCTTTAATGCTTGCTCAATGGCTTCAGCAAATGCAAAACGATTTTCAGTCTCGGAGGGTGTTGTAAGCCACAATTTATACCGCTCATCATCTGTCAACCCCGCCCATGTGCGTGGCATTGCTTGATAAAGCAGGTCACGGAAAAAATCTATTGGTAATGACACTTCTTCTGCACCCTCGGACCGTTGTAAGTGGGACATCAAAATTTCTTTTGGTACTAAGTTCATAAAGTCACCCCTATTGCAAGGCCAAGCCATGCCAGTTCAATCCAAAATTTACCTTCAATACTGAACGCTAATGTGGGCAAT